TCATTTTTCTCCCACAATGCGAAATTCAGGCTTGGGCTTCTGGTAGTCGTCCCTGATGAACTTGCCGTATGTGCGGAAAACCATCTCCACATCCTCATGCCCCAGCTGGCTGGCCACGTACCAGGGATTGGCGCCGGCCGTCAGCAGGGCCGAGGCATAGGTGTGGCGGACTTGGTACGGGTTGCGGTACTCCACCTCGGCTCGCTTGCAGACCGGCTGCCAGAGCGTCTTGCGGATCTGGGCGTCGGTGCTCCATGGCTCGCCCGTGCGAGGGTTGAGCCAGATGCGCTCGCCCTTGAGCTCGGAAATAGGGCGCTGGGCTCGCAGCGCAGCGAGTGCCTCGGCGGATAGCTCTACATCTCGGATGCCGGCGGCTGTCTTGGGCCCCTTGATCACGCCAGCGACCTGATTGAGCTCTATCCGGGCGATGGCTCGCTCCAAATCGATGTGGCTCCACTGCAACGCCTGCAGCTCGCCTGGGCGCAGTCCTGTCTCAAACCAGAACTGGAGCATGGGCCGCTCGTCAGGCCGGCATGCCTTGAGGATGGCCTCGCGCTCAGCCGCGCTGAACGGCGTCACCACGTAGTCGCTGGCCTTGGCCGTTTGCCTGATTAGCTTGGATAGGGCGATGCGCTCGAAAGGATTGAAGTCGATCAGCTCGTCATTCAGGGCGTCCTCAAATAGGCTGCGCAGTGGGGTGAGCATGTTCCGTATGGCCTTGCTGGTGCAGTCCATTTCAGACACCCAGTCACGCAGCAGGCTGGGCAGTACCTCACCCACCTTCAGCCCGTGCCAACGGCGCATGCGCTCGCCTGTGATGGCTTTGGCGTAGCCGTTGTAGGTGGACGGGGACATTTGCCCGTTCTTGACCTGGCGGGCATAGGTGTCCAGCTGCTTTTGCAGCAGCGTTTCCATGAGCGGGTTGCTTTTTGACGGGGCTGCGGCCCTTGGGCTGTCCGGGAAGTAGTCGGCATAGGAGAAGCCACCTTCGGCAATCTTGCGGCGGATTTCGTCGCGCAAAGAGGCTGCGCGCTGAATGCTGCTCTTGTTGATTGCACAGGCTGGGAGCAGCTCGCGGCACTCCTGACCCTCCCAGGTGAAGGCAATTTGCAGCCTGTCGCCTGAGACGAGATGGCGAATCTTTACGCCGGGCGGTGTTGCTTGGGCAGATGGTCTTTTATCCATTGATCGGCGGCTTTGATGTTGACGTAGAGGCGACGGTGAACGACAGCAACCTGAGCGCCTTCGCGCCAGGTGCCGGCCTTCTTGCGCTGTTTGACTGTCTCTCGTGTCACCCCGGTGAGTTCCTCAAACTTGGAAGCCAGGACCCACTCGGGTGCGCTGACGGGCCCATCATTGGCGGCTGTGTTTACCGCTTGTGTATCTGAATGTTTCATAAATCAAGGCTCAATTCAGGGTTTGTGGTGGGGCTGGACGGCGGCTCGATATGGGCGCTGGGCCTGCGGTTGTGCGTGGGCATCAAAGGCCTGGAGATAGACTTCCCAGAGCTGCAGTCCATCAGGGCAGCGCGCCTGCTTGCCGCCGGATAGCCCGGCAGCGCAGCAGGTAGGGCAGTTGAAGTGGTGGGCTATGTAGGCCTTGTCTTCTGGCAGGCCCACGGTGCTGGCGCTGGTTGCCATGAGGTCTCCAAAAATGCAAAACCCCGCATCAGCGAGGCTCAGGGTGGTTGATAGGTTCGCGCCATCTGTCGCGCTTGTCGCCTCGGTCGCGGGCTCGGCGGCTCATGCTGCACTTCCCTGCTGGGCTGCCAGCACTGTTTCAATCTCGACTCCGTGATGCATGGCGCGCAGCGTCAGAGCTCCGCCAAAGCGCTCATGCAGATCTGCGGCAATGTCCTCTTGGTAGCCCTGGCGATGAAGGGCGCACGCGGTCTTGATGTGCTCCACCAGCACCTTGTCCTTGTGCTGTAGAGCCAGGCTGTAGACGATCTGCTCGCCATTGGCTGGGCAAGCAGCCACGAATGTGTAGCGGTAGGTGTTCAAAGCAGCATTCCTTGTTCAACTTCCGGCTCTGCCGGTAATGGCGTCCAGGTCGCGGGAGCGTTCTGGGATTCGATGCGGGTACGCATGACAGCGGCACGGGCCTCTTTGGTTGGTGGGGTGTAGGTGCCGCGCCAGGCCTGGTCTATGCCGATGTTTCGGCCGATGTTTGTGCTGTCCGCGCTGGCGAACGGTAGGCGGCTGAACACCTCGGGATTGAGCATGCGCAACCCATGCAGGCGAACGCCAGGGCGGCCCTGCTCATCGCAGACCACGGCCATGGCCTGTGCAATGCGTCCCCACCATGCCGCGCTACCAACGGTGGAGAACTCTCCAGAGCTACCGATACACAGGCGGGGCCAGTCGCTGGCCATGCGTTCCAGCCGATCAAGGCTTTCATGCATGTGCCACACAGGTGCGCCAAAGAACCGGCCAAGCGGCCACTCTGTCAGCAGTGCATCGTTGTCTGCTTCGCTGCCATCGATAACGTCAGGCACCACAGCGAAGTCGCAGGCGGGCACCATCTGTGCATCGGCTGCCCATCCATAGAAGTCGCTCCAGTCTGAGACAGGCTGGCCTTGCTTCCATGCTGTGAATGCTCCGTTATCAATAGCAAACGACTGACATACAGAAATGGCAAGAGCCAGATTCCGAGACTCTGAGAAGCTCACAAAACCATGGCCCGCTTGCAATACCTGGGCTGCTGCTGTCTCTGGCGTGATGGGCAGGCCGTGGTAATGAATCACTCAGGCACCTCCCTGCTTGGCTGCCTGGGCGATTGCGGCATCTGCTCGCTGGATAGCTTCACGCATTGCAGCTGCGCGATCTTGACCATGTGTGATCTCGTATGCGCTCGGCGTTCCAGGCATTCCAGACTGGGCGCAATTTCCGTAAAAGCGCAGCGTCAGGCCCAAGTGGGCAGCAGTCCTGAATGCTTCTCCGTCCGCATCCCGCCCGTCTGCCTGCGCCTTGGGGCTGCTGGCGAGAGAGCAAGTACCGCTTTCCAGATCCTGCGCGGTGAGTCAGTCTGGATTTCGATCTGATCGCGGCGGTTCACATAAATGTCGATGCCGTCCATGAGCAGATCCATGAACTCGCGCTTCATTTCGGGCGTCAAATCCACCGGCACCAGCTTCCAGCCATCAGGCACTGCCACGGCTGCGGGCGCTGCCTGGGCAGGGGCTGCTTCGATGGCCTGCGCGCGATCTGCGCTTTCCATGCTTTGCCTGGTGGGATGGCCTTGCTCGCCATCAATAAGCTGCCCGTGAAGCCACGATTTCCCACGCGGCGCGATGTTGAGCTCTGTGGGAATGGGGGCGTGGTTAGAAGTCTTGTCTTGCATATAGGCGGCTCCCAGAATGAGAAAAGCCCGCGGCTGCGGGCTTGTTGGTCGAAAAGGGTCGCCGGCGTTACGTCGGCTGACTTCGATGGTTGCGACAATCACAGTTGGATTGACCGCATTGTTTGGAGGAGGGGTTATGGAGCGAACAATTCAGGGTCTGCAGGTGTTCTCATCGGCTTCGCTGACAGGAATCGATTCGATGTATGCGGCCAGGGTAGGGGTCTGTGCTCAGGGTGGAGAGACTCACTACTTTCAAGTCGGGGAGGCTGAGACTGAGTTACACGCTGAGCAACTCGCTGCGGAATACATCCTGCTGATGAAAGAGCTACCAGCCGATTGGTTAGCTCAGTGTCTTGAGTCTCCAAATCCCGAGTAATGCTGCTGTTGGTCTTAAGCCCGCGCCAGCGCGCTGGGGCTGGGTAGTTAGCAGGACGATCTGGGGTATAGCAATAGCTCCATCAGGTCGGCCTTGCCGGCCGCAGTCACAAGCCCAGCCGCCGCGAGTGCGCGAACAAAGCCGAACCCGTGCTGACGAGCGTTCTCCAGCTGTATCGTTGCTTCCGGCTTCTTGTCATAGGCTGCGCGCACTCTGTCAACGATGATCTTCCAATCAGCGTGAAGATTTTCTGGCAACAGTTCGTAGCGATATGCCTGTACGGGTTGTGAAGCATTGTTCGCCATGTCTGCTCCTCGGTGGCTCGGCCTATAGATTACGCTTGTTCATTCTTTGAACGCTTTCTATGGAATGAAAAAAGCGGGTGGTGGGCTGCGGAGATTACGGGTGAATCGCTCGTTGCGAGGGCTCTATGTGATTCTGCGGTAGGGCATGTGGTAGCTTTGGTTTGCAACGTGATCGAGTTCGATGGATATATCCGGATAATTGCCCCCGGATACGTGTACCCGATCTCGCCCAGCATTTTTGGCTTCGTAAAGAAGCCGGTCGGCCTCTCGCAGGGCTTGATCTAATGGTGTGGTGCTGTCGAGCGCTGAAATCCCGAAGCTCAGGGTCAACGTGTAGCCTGATGGGAGAACTTCATTGTTCAAGCGGAGGTCGCGCTGGATGCGCAGCGCAATGGCCTCGGCATCTTTCAGTGAAATCTCCGTCAGCAAAAGCACAAACTCTTCCCCGCCGAACCGTGCGACAAGGTCGTTCTCCCGCACGCTGTCTTTAAGAGTCGTTGAAACCAGTTGCAGAACCTCATCGCCGCGCTTGTGGCCCCAGGAGTCGTTAATGCGCTTGAAGTGATCTATATCGCAGGCCAGCACGGCCATCGGATAGAGCCGTATGTCAGCGAGGCGCTGCTGGGCATATTCTTGAAAAGAGCGGCGATTCAGCAACTGGGTCAACGCATCAAGGTCTCGCTCACGTCGTAGCTTGTCTACCGTTTCCTTCGCGGCAATAGCAGTCATCACAAAGCTGAAGAGCAGCGCGAAGTTCAAGATGCTCACCAGCGTTAGGAGCCAGTAGGGCGACTTTGGCAATGACCGAAGATCCGAGTAGCCCAGCAGCCAGATCAAACCGGGCCGAGTGAAGGTATAGGTAGTGAATGCGATGCTTAGCCAGAGCAGCAATTTATCGAGCCAGTGCAGAGAGCTCATCCTTGAACGGACCTGCAGGATAGGCAGCATTAGAACCAAGCCCGAGCCAACACTGAAGGAGCAGATGCGAGCCCAAGGCATCGGATTCACCCAGCTGAAGTGGTACACAACGGCTAAGGTGACAATGGAAACCTGTAGTGCAATGTGCGGATGCGTTGATACACGCCACCTGTCCGCCCAGCACTTCGCAAGACACCAGGCTCCCAGCAGATAGATGCTGCCAATCAATAGCGCATAGCGCGTGAGCACCTCCAGGGGAAACAAGGTTTGAGCAGCGAGGGGCAGTGCCGTGAGCGAATAGGCACAGGCTTGCCAAAACAGAAAGCGTTGGGATCGTTGGTTAAACCAAGCAACGATCAAGACGGCAGCAAGAACCAGAAGCGCCAGAGATGGTGTCAGTACCATCAAGTTGTAATTCGCGGACATCTGACAAGAGCCTCCCCGATCAAAGAGCAATCATTTCAACCCTGAGCGTTAAACGGCGATCTGGAATCTCGATGCTCGTGCTACCGCTATTTGTCACAAATTATTACACCACCGCAGACTGATAGATTACTGTCAGCCGAACTCTTGTTCCGTGCACAAAAGCTGCCAAAAGTCATCAAAATCTGCCTTAGTTGCACGAATGAAAATCGTTCCAAATGTGTAGTCCTGTCTTCACGGCTGACACTGAGTGCAGGCCAGATTTTTGATAACTCAGGCGACTACCTTTTTGATCTCTATCAACTGGACTTCCAGCCATCCCACCTTGACGGCCAGTTCTTTGCATTGCTGCGCGGCTTCTTGAAGGATGTACGGCTTGCTGCGCACAGCAGTTCGCTTGGCGGTGCGAAGCCACGCAGTTTCATCAAACGGCTCCGGCGGCTTGCCGCCTGCCTTCTGCGCCATCTGGCAGAGCCGCTCGTGAGCTTGCTTTGCATCGTCCAGCAGACCAGGCGCGATACCCGAGACGCGCCAGCCTTTGTGCACAGACACTGCATCCGACTTGGCAGCCAGGCGGCGCTGGCGCTCGAGCTCCATTCCTTGAGCTCGCATGGCGGCCATGCGGGAAGCGGTGATGGGGTCGCCGTTGTGATTCACGAAAGTCAGACTCATGGGTGCCTCCAAAGAAAAAGCCCGCTAATTGGCGGGCAGATGGCTATCAGAAAAATTCATCCTCAATGCAACAACAGATGGTTACATTTGGTGCTTAATTTTGTGTACCCAGGTATGGATTAGGTATGGCACTTGATGATCGAACGCGCAGACTGCTTGAGGAATGGGAGGTAAAGCACGGGCTGTCAGTCATCCAGAAGAGACTTGACATCGGCTTGTTTGAATATGACCGTGAAAAGCAAAAAGATTGCTATTTGTGGCTCAAGGCAAGACAAACCATGCCACGGGATCAAATTTTCGGAAAACTTGTTTCAGGAAGTGCTGCAGTGGTTGCGTTTGCCACTGCATTAATATCTGCCCGAGAGTGATGCGTTGTTGCTGGCGCTGGTAGCCAGCGAGGCGGCCAGGTCGCCCTGGCCGGTTCGGCCTTCGCCGCCAAGGGCTTCGATCAGGTCGGGGATCAAGCGCGACAGCTCGCCGGTGGCAATGGCTACATCGGTATCAAAGCCGCTGTCATCCTTGCTGTTGCCGTCCATGACCGCATCCAGCAGCGTGATGTTCTTGATCTGCAGGCCTTCGGTCAGCACAAAGCTCACGCGGTCGTCCCAGGTCATTGCCAGCTTGGTGGGCAGCTTGCCATGCTCTATGTGCTGGCGCACCTCATCAATATCCAGCGGGTGGCGGGCGTAGCGCACCACGGCCTTGGACTCGTCGGCTGCTTTCAGCTCCGTTTCGCGGTCGGCGGTGAAGCCGGCGGGCGGCTCCTGCGTCATCAGCCAATGCGCCATGGCAGCCTGTGGGCTGGTCTGGGTGTCCAGCAGGGCCAGGGCAAAGCCGGGCAGACCCTCGACTAGCAGCGTCACCACTTCATCGGCGCGGCCCTGGGCGCTGGTATCGAGCACCAGCGTGCGTGCCTGCGGATCGATCCAGACCCACATGCTGCCTTGCTTGGTGAAGGCCATGGGCAGCAGGTCCAGCTTGGCCTCGTCCTTGAGTTCGCGGCGCTCTTTCTTGCCGGGCTTGCGGCCCTCGGTCTTTTCGATGTGCTCGGCCTTCTCGTTGACCTTGCGATTGAGCACGCTGGCCGGCAGCACCTTGGCCTCGGTCATGAAGCGCATGACCCACTGACCGGCAACGGATTCGACCAGCGGGCCATGCGGCTCTCCGCGCGGCGGCACCCAGCCCACGGAGCGCTCCTGGGTCGCGCCGCACTCCTCAAACACTGTCTTTTGCAGGGCATCCTCCAGCGCCTGCAGATCGCTTTGCCAGCTTTCGGCAATGCGGTAAATGATCATGTTCTTGAACATCTGGGCTCCAGAAATAGAAAAAGCCCGCGGGAGCGGGCTATTGAGGGATTCAGATTTTTACTGCTCTCAGACGGCTCAGACAGTAAATGGCTAGGAGGTTGTTCCGCTATGCGGCGTCCAACTGAGGCAGTATTTTCTGCAGGCTGCTTAACGCTGCTTCGCCTTGATCCGTCAATATACTTGCGAGAGGCTCTGCATCATCATTCGCGAAATATGCCACTGTCCATTTCGGGAAGAGGCGCTGTGTGATGCCTTGGGCTTGATAAAGTGGAGTGAAGTTGATGTGCCTGGTGTCCAAAGCGATTTTGTTCGCAAGCGCAATCACGTGTTCCTGTGGGCCTTCGATGTACTGAACGAAGCGTTGGCCGTCAAATATCAGGACGCCCGTGATTTCGTGTGCCTGGTTAAAAACGCGGGAGAATTTGGCGATCTCGGCAACGCAACCAATATCGGCGTCTGGGGCAATTTCGCTGTGATAAAGAAAACTCCCGAACTCTGTCACGGCTTCCTCCATCTCTTATTGGGTTCAGTATAGGTTCAGATTATTACTTGCTGGTTAGTGTTAAGCCCCATAGGTGACTCACGGCAATTCTTTGAGGCACTGCACCGTCTTGTCGTCCAGCCATTCGGCATGCATGCCAGGGCAAGCGAACTCGTCGCGCAGCCTTTGGGTGATGGTCTGGGGCTCATCGGCTTGGGCATCAGGCGCGGACAGCCAGGCTGCGAGAAGCAGGGCGCCAACGATGACCAGCAGGGAGTCAACAATCGTCTTCAGCATGAGGATCTCCTGTTAGCTATCTGAGTTCAATGTTCAAAGGGGCCAGGCTTCTGGCGTGAGGGCCATGACCACGGCCGCGCCGACCAGGCAGAAGAGGCCGAAGCCGGTGAGCGTCCATTGCGCGGCGAGCAGCAGCTTTGTCGATGGGGTGGTGGTTGGGGTCGAATGCATGGAATCTCCTGAGGGCAAAGAAAAAGCCCGCGAGCGCTTGCTGCGGGCTTGAATAAAGAGCCGGTGACCTTTTCGGGTCCTGCCTGGGGAGAGGTCAGTAAGGGAGGGAGGAGGGATCCCAGGCCCGGCATAACAGGTAGATGGGGTCGAATTCTGCTTGATGCTTTTCGGGCAATCAATAGGAGCTCGTCTTACACCAAACGGGGTAGCTCCCGGTTTGCTCATGAGGCTGTGGCAGTGCGACTTTAGGCACCTGATTTGTGCGATGAGCTACCTTGAACTGCTTACGGCAAAAGAAAAAGCCCGCAAGCAGTTGCTGCGGGCACGAATAAAAAGCCGGTGACCTATTTGGTCATGCCTGGGCAAGTTGAGGAAGTGAAAGGAGTCTGTGACCCCAGGCCCGGCAAAACAGGTACGTGCTGCAAATTTTGCCCAAAGAGAGTCACGGAATCAATATGTACGTGGGCTCACAAACCATCTGGCGTGACCACTGTCGTCACGACGCGGAGGCGCCGAGTTCCTAATTGACGGTAGCTCAGGCGAATTCCTGTGCTGCCGTACCTGCTCGAGCAGTCACGCCAGATAGCCCCCGCTACTTTCCCGGGGTGTTCATGATGGGCACCTAAGACTGGTGCAATTACCCTCTTGCAGTATTCCAGCCGGGCCATGCAGGCCTGGTTTGTAAGAACCGGGGAGCCGACCCCCGGCACCATCACAGATGCAGCCGGAAATGCAGCCTTGCTTGTATTCCGCTGCTTTTCCCCGCTCACCGACCGCATGTGTGATGGCCCCGCTATAGCCCTGCGGGGAAAGGCACATGCATGCCGCATGCTGGCGAATCGCTCACATTTCAGTCTCCAATTGACCTTGCTCAGATGGCCAAGCGGCGTTCAATCTCCTGCAGGTCAAAGCTGGCCGAACGTAGAAAATGGGTCAGGTTGTCGATTTGTGACACCATCGGCGCCGTCGTTGGTTGTGATTCCTCGCCTTGAGCGCCAGCAGGGGTTGGGGCGCATGGGGTGAGGACGGGCTCCAAACGAAAGTGGACGCGATCCAAAACATCACGCAGTGCTACGACCTGCTTTTCCAAGCGATCCAACGATTCAGCAACTGGCTGGGCTACCGGCGCTGCGGACAATTTCTGTCCAGCTGCCATCTGCTGGTTTACGGAAGTAAGGTGGTTCATGGGCTTCTCGGTGGTTGGTGGTCAAACCGCAGCGCCCTGGTTCAAGACGCTCTGGTTTCCCTCCTGGTGACGCTCAGGAGGACGCGCCGATTGCTCGGTGGGCTTTTCTGTTCTTGGCATCCCTGAATACCTCAACAGGTTTCTGTTCTTGGCATCCCGTTTGCCTCACCCCGTACCGTCCCAGGGGCTGGACTCTCAGCGTCGGCACCTTCTTCTGCTGGTGCCACATCTCGTTCGCGTTGCCTGATCCCGTCCGGGGGCAGAGCGCTACTAGCCTTGTGTGAGCGATCCGTTCACCCCCGTGCACTTATGTGTCTCTTGGAAGTGCGGCCGATCTCGCCGCTTTCCCGTTTGGTAACCCGGCCGGCCCGGAAGAACGGAGCACCTTGTTTTGTGGTGCGCGGCATCAAATTGCTGCCGTTGGATAAATTATTAGTCGGAATCATAAAAAAGACAACAGTCGGACTAATTAAATGCGGCAAATTTTTTTGTATTTCAAACAAGTTGTTGTTTACAAACGGCTTTTGCTGGACGCAACTCAGGGTTGCGCAACTGTGAGTTGCGCAATGCAAAGTTGCAGTTGCAGCGCCCAAAACACTGTGCAATACTGTATAAAAAACCAGTGACGCTAATGAACACCGACCCAAACATGCTGCTCGGAAGTCGCCTTAAGAGGGCGCGCGTTTCGGCCAAGCTATCTCAGGATTTCACAGCTCATGCCCTGGGTGTGACTCGTCAGGCCGTGTCGAAATGGGAGACGGGGGCGAGTTGCCCCACGGCGCGGCAGCTGGGGGAGTTGGCAACGATGTATTGCACATGCGCGCACTCGTTGCTGTTTGGAGAGCCGTTCAAACAAGTGACGGTTCAGGACTTGATGAGGGGCCAATGCAGGCCCGTGCGATCACAACAGGAGAGAGTGAATGGACGCGAAAGAGTTGCTAGATCAGATTGAGGCATACAAGGGAAAGCACCCCCGTGTGCGCTATGTGCCGGAGGCGTATGCCGCGATGGTGGCGAAGCTGGCAGACCAGCTGACTGCCGAACAGCTGGCGGATATGGTTGCCCTGGGCGCGCTGATCAAGAGTCGCTGCAGCGTCTTGGTCCCCATCTACAAGTTCGACGAGATTCCCGATCACATCCTCGGACGGGGCCGTGCCGTTACCTGATGCGCCTCAGTGCTCTGCGCTCTCGGTCTTCTTGCGGCTGGCCTTTGGCGCAGGAGCCAGCTTTTGCTTAGGAGCTGGCACGCCAGGGTAGGGGTTAGCCGCAGACCTCGCAGGCATAACTGAGTTATGCAGCTGGTTCGTCAAGCTGATTACTTCATCCTTGGCCTGGTCGTGCAACTCACGGAACATCAGAACCAACTGCATTTCCAGTTTTGACAGTTCTGTGATGTCCATGCCGCCGGGTCGGCCGGCTTCTTGGCCGGGCTGCAATACAGCCTCACCAATTTCACTCGCAGCTGCAGCGATGGTTGCGCTGAAATCGCTGATCTGGCATCCGAGTGCTTTGCTGAATTTCGCAGCTGCAGCTGGATTCAGTGGGATCTTGCCGTTTAGATATTGGCTGACGGCGCTCTGTCCGAAACCCACTTGGTCGCTAAATGTGTCCTGGCTGGATTGCAGCCCTTGAGCTCGCCTGTCAGCTTTCCAACGCTGGAACAGTTGCTTCAGGCGCGCTGCGTCTGCTTTCTGCTCTGGAGTCAATGGGAGTGCTGGCATAAGCGGCTTAGGGTATTAGTGGGGCTCATTAATTCAAAACAGTCCGACTGTTGATTTAGTTATCAGTCGGACTCATAATTGAGGTATGCACAACCTCAAATCGATCCGGGAGCGCTTGGGATTGACCCAGCAAGCGCTGGCCGATGGCCTTGGATGCACCCAAGGCAACATCGGGCACTACGAAAAAGGGCAGACCGTCTCTCCAGAAGTCGCCCGCCGGCTGATTTCTCTCGCTGCCAGCCACGGCCTGGAACTCACGTTCGATCACATCTACTCAGACAAGCCACTGCCTGAGCTCTCTCAGCCACCCACCCCAGAAAAGGAGGTGGGCAATGACTGACACCACCAAATACATCACGCAACTCGCTCACCTGACCAAGGCGCAGAAAGCCGCTCTTGGCGCCGTGCTCAATGCGCTGCAGGGGCTTCCCCCGGACGATGCCCAGGAGGTGCTGGATCACGCGACTGCTCATCTGGCGGGGGACGAGCACACGCCAATGTTTGCCCGCGGCATTGCTGGTCCTCTGGGCAAGCTCGATCACGAACTGAAGACGAAGGTCGATGAGGTGACCTTTCATCGTTTCCGTAGGAGCTGCGCTTTGTTGGAGCTGGACACCTCGGCGCGCATCCGCGATGCAATCTATGTGCTGGAGTGGAAAAAGCCGTACCGACAGATGGTGGCGGAGAAGATGCTTCATGAAGATGAGCATAGCCAAGGGTTGCTGGCGCTGGTAGGCCACGTTCAGGCCCCCGAATTCGGAGGGCGTGGCCGATGAGTCTGAATTCGCAACTTTCACCGGTGGCCGTGCCGCTGACCATGAGCAGCCGCGACATTGCGGAGCTGACCGGCAAGGATCACTTTCATGTGATGCGCGACCTGCGCGCTATGCATGGACAGCTGGGGACTATGTTCGGTGGGTCTATCCATCCTTGGATACACCCCCAGAACGGCCAGACCTACGACGAGTACCTGCTGGACAAGGACACCAGCCTGACCCTGCTGCTGGGATTCCTCTTCCAACTCCGTACGCCTGTGCCTTGAGTAGTGCCACCATCCCGGCGTCATTGCCAGTCGCACCAGATGGTCCCTTGCTGCGAGGTAGTGCTTTGGTAAATCGCTTTTCACTCATGCCACCCCTCCCTGCTGGTAGGCCAACACTGCGGCGGCGGTCTTGCGCTTTTCCTTGAGCAACCGAATGCGGTCTGCACGCGCCTGCACCTGAGCTTTCGTGAAGCGGCCTGACTTGCGGGCAAGTTGGTCGCGCAGGTCATCCAGGCGAGCGCGCAACTCGGGGGGGGCAGCGACAGTGGTGCTGGGCTTCCCCTCAAGCAATGCCATCGGGTTGAACACCGGCGCCGGAAGAGACAAGCGGTCCAGGTGCTCTGCAGCCACGGCAGGCGGCAACAGGCCTGCGCTGACAGCTTGGGTCAGGGCCTCCTGGCGCTGGGCTCCGTCCCAGCCGATAGAGACTTGAATCACAGGCAGCTGGCGCTGCTCGCGGGCCGTGGTGGTGATGCGCTCGTAAGCAGCAATGAAGGCCATGCGTGCCCCCACCTTGTCGCCTGCTGCGAGCATCCCTCGAGCTTGGTCAAAGGCACGCTGAATCTCATCGCTCCAGACCACCGTGGCCGCCTCGTCGGCGGATTTCAGCGCCAGCGCCCAGGCCTCGCTTGGAGCCAGGCGGCCTGCCAGTGTCTCCAGCTGGTCCAGGACCGCCTTCAGGGTGAGCTTGCCCGTGTGCTGGGCACGAACGCGCTTCAGGGCGCGCTCAAGAGCAGGAAGCGGGTAAATGCTCAGGTCATCGGCCATCATGGCGGCGGCCGCGGGAGGCAGCGCGTGCCCCATCGCCTCGGAGGTCAGCGCCAGCTGCGAGCACAAGCGGGCCAGTTCTGCATCATTCAGCATCTGAGCCCCCTTGCTGCGCAGCACGCTGAGCGCGAATGATGGCCATGGCCTCATCCACCACACTGGCATTTGCCTCGAGCTGGTCAGCCTGCTTGGCACGGGTGCTGGTCATGCTGGCACCAGTCTGGAACTGGGTTGCCCACTTCTCGGAGCTTTGAACCAGCATCCCAACGGAATGCATCTGCTTGACGATGAACTCTTCTTGCACCCTGCGCACGTAGTGCACTGCTACGCGCGGAGCCAGCTCTACGCCAACGCGGTCAATGAACTGGGTGAGCTTGCCCGCCACCGTCTTGTTCCACAGCGGCCAAGTGCCGTAGCGCTGCTGATAGGCAATCGCGTAGGCAATCCAGGTCTTGTGGCTCTTGGCCTCCGGTCCGGGGTAGCGCAGCTCTCCAGGAATCTCATAAACCGTGCCGTTGGGTCGATGCGCAGACGGTCGGTGTAGTACTTGAGCGGCGCTTCCTTGCCTTCCAGGGTCTCATCGCCAATGATGGGTTCCTGGTTGATGGGCATCAGCAGGTCAACGGTCACTTCGTCACCGGCGCCCTGCTGCAGATCATCGATACGCTGGATGGGAAGGCGCGAATCCTTGCCATTGCCCACGAACTTGCGGGACCAATAGCTTTCCTTGTTGATGGCCACGGCCATCAGAGAGGCCCACTTCTTGACGGCTTGCGGGTCGTTGACGCCGATCAAAGTACGCATAACGCAACTCCTGCCCTTGCGAGCACTGAGCGCGTCTTGCGCTTGAACCGGGCAACTGCCCCCGGCGGCAATCTGCTGCTTGAAGATGGCGCCAGCAAAGGCGCCGCAGCTAGGAAAAAAGAATAATCCTGAATTTCAGGAAATCAAGTACCCATGGGGGCGTGGCGCCGCGCATACACGGGCTTGTGGCTCCGGGGCTCGTCACCGCGCGCATGCGTTGGCTTATCCACCACCACGTCGTCTTCAAGGTGCAGGCTCAACTCAGCCCGTTGGCCCGTGCGTTGGCGCAGCGTCACCACCACGCGGCCGCCGTCGAAAGACAGGCTCTCGCCTGCCTTGATCTGTCGTATGAGTCTGCGTCCGGACATCAGGCCCCCAGGTAGCGTTCTTGTTGATCGGGCGTCATGCGGGCCAGGGCTTTTTCCAGCGCCGTGCCCTCCAGGCCATCCAGGTGAGCGAACTCGCTGCCCACCGAAGCGTCGGCCGCGGCGGGAACCCCGGCCAGCGTGGGCGGCAGTGCCGAACGGTCGGCAGCAGCAGGCTTGCGCACTGGCGGTGCGGCTGGTGCGGCCGCGGGTGCTGCACCTGGCGCAGCAGCGGGAGCCGAAGCCTTGCCAAAGCGGCGCAGCATCAGAGCCTGAGCCTCGGCCAGCGCGTCGCGCGAGGCGGCCATATTGCCGGCAGCATCGGTCAGGCCGCGATCAATCGCATCCTGAGCAAACAGGCGGATAGCGCGGTCGAACTGCGCGCCCGCCTCCCCGTCCAGGTCGATGCCGGCGGCTTTCAGCTCCTTCCGTGCCGCGCCCAGGTGCTGGCCATACTCCTGCATCATGGCGTCTTGCTGCATCTGGGAGCGCGCCATGTCCACGGCTGCCGCGCGTGCCAGGTCGTCCAGCTTGTCCTGCACGCGGGACTCCACCTCCTGGTAGGCCTCCTGGTCAATCTCGCCATCCAGCAGTTGCTGCAACGCGGTGGCCTTTTCGGCGCGCAGGGCCGTGCGCTGTTCGTCCGCATCGGCGGGAGACACGGGCTGAATCGCTGCAGGGGCTGGTGCGTCCGCATCATCGTCAGCCACGCCCTCTTCCTTGGCGCCAGCTGCCGCGCCGGCCGCTGTGTCGTCGGCGCCAGGGGCGGCGCCTTCCGCCGCGCCTGCCTGTTGGGCGGCCTTCTCGACTCCTGCAGCAGCCGCGCTCTCGTCTTCTTCGGTCGCTGCAGCAGCGGTAGCCGCGCCGGCTTCACCAGAAGCATCCGCAGGGGGCTGCAGATCCTGGTCGTCTTCTGCCAGATCGCGCAGTGCTTCGCGCTCTGCTTCGCTCAGTCCGGCCAGGTCTTCTTCGCTAAACATGGACATAGTGGCTCCTTTACTCGGTGGGTACCGGTTGGGTCAGTGGTTGGGGTTGGGGCTGCGCCGTGGGTGTGGCGTCAGCGGTCGCAGGGGGATTGATGCCGTCATCAGCCAGGCCGGCTGCAGCGGTGATTTCGTCGGCGGCTGGCGCGATGCCGGGCTGGGAGGTCACGATGGCAGCACCTTCCAAGGCGGCCAACATGGCCTGTACCTTCTTCAAGATGTCGTCCACGCCCAGCTTCTTGATCTGGGCTTCCGCCAGCTGGATTTCGGTCTGCATCTTGGCCAACTGGGCGCGCGCCGTTTCGCTGGCCATCTGCTCGGCTTCGGCCTGCTTGGCCTGGGCATCCTGGTCGGCCTTCATCTCTTCGGGTGTGGGCGGCTTGCTGGGGTCGCGCTGGCCGTTGATCTTGCGGATGCGCGCCACCCACTCTTCCTTGCCCTGGATGTCGGCGGACTCCACCACCAGATCCAGCACCGACAGCACCACCTGGGGCGCATAGGTAGCGATCTGACCCAGCAGCCCGAACATCTGCTCCAGCGCGGCCTGGGCCATGGAGGAGCGGTAGTCCTGCGCATCCACGATGAAATCCGCTTCGCGCGCCGTGATGTCGTTGAGGATTTGACCAGTGGCAGGATCCACCTGATTGATCGTCAGCCATTCGATGGGGCGCTGACCCTCGCCAACGATGCGGATCACCTTTTCCTCGGTGTAGAACTGCTCGATGTGGCTCAGGCGCAGCTGGCCGGCCTGGCGAATGGCCAGCAGCAGGTTGTCGAAGAACTCGCTGGTGGTCAGCGAGCCCTGGTCCTGCTTGGCCAGGATCGCGCGCCCGCTGTTCGCATTGGTGTCGCGCCCCAGGTTCTCATCGGTCACGCCGCCGGCATTGCGAATCAGCTGCGCATCTTGGGCGGCCAGCTCCACATTGGCCTGGAAGTCGCCCATGTTGTTGTCGAACTTCAGTTCCCGCTGGGGGTTCTTGATGATGATGCCGTCCGGCCGCGCAGCCTCATCCCTCAAATCATCCCAGTCGTCCACCGCACCCTTTTCCGCAATGATGCGATTCACGCTCAGGGCGTACAGGGCCTTGGACCGGCGCTTGTTCAGGTCATCCTGAATGTCGCGCATGCCGCGCCAGGCACCATAGGCCAGACCATCGCGCGCGCGGCGATAGCCCCAGATGGGCACCATCAGAAAGCGGTTGTGCTTGAACGGGCTCGCCATATCCAGGCAGGGCGCGTCCTTAGTGCACAGCATCAGGCGCATGCGGAACTTGACGGCTTCATACAGCCGGGCGCGGCCCTGGTCCTGCTCGAAGGCGTGGCGCGGATCTGCCGGGTTGAACACCTTGCCTGCGAATGGACCGTCCGCGAACACCGGCACTCGCTCAGGGATGCGGTACCAGCATTCCAGCAGCTCCACCGAACGGCGGCTGCTGTTGTCGTAGTAGCCCGCACGGGACATATAGGCCGCGCGCGCCCCGTAGATGCTGCTGGCCGTGCCCCATTCCGTCTCGCTGGCGCTGGTCAGACGCTCGCCCAGGTACCAGATCCCGTCCGGATCCACGTCGTCGTGCCGGCCGGCCTGGGACATCAGGTGATCGCGGCTGCTCGGCAGCAAGGCCACGGCATAGTCCAGATCCACCACGCGCGGCCCTTTCTTTATTGAACCGGCAAGGAGTGCCACATGACCGCCATCCACGCATACCGCCGCAACGAGCCCACGACCGTGGAGCTGTACGGCCAATCCATTCAGTTCAAGCCCAACGACAAGAAGGACGTGGTGGCCGAGGTGCAGCACGAGAAAGCCGCCGCGCGACTGCTGTCCATCACCGAGGCCTATCGCTTGTATGAGCCTGCCGAACAGGGTGGCACTGTCGCCCAGCAACTGACGGCCAGCCTTGGCTCGACCGTTCCCGCAGATGCTGAAGAGCTGCAGAAGGTGGTGGCCGATCAGACCAGCCAGATTGAAGCTTTGAAGCGTCAAGTGCAGGAGCTGAACCAAGCAACTGCTGCCTCCGCCTCTGTCTCTGCAGATTCAGCCACTGGCGATGGCGCCAAGACTGGCGAGGCTGCCGACAAGCCGTTGGGGCATGCGGCCGGCGAGGGCCAGAGCACCAGTACGGACGAGAGCGCCAGCGACTCGCCCTATGTGTTCACCAACGAAGCGGGCGAATCCATCGACATCAGCGAATGGACGGCGGCTCAGATCCGCGCGTTTGCCGATTCCAACGAAATCAACCTGCCCAAGGGCAACAGCGTGAAGGTGGGCGAGCTGCGCGACCTGCTGGCAGACGCTCTGCGCGCTGGCTCCAAGGAGTAATCAATGCCTATTGCAGCCAAAGACGTAGTTCAGCGCGGTGTGGTCACCACGCAAGACACCACCTCGATCCGCTGGCCGGTGGGCGAGTGGGTGCGCTATCTCAATGACGGTCAGCGTGAAATCATGCTGCACCGCCCCGATGCCTTCAACAAGAGCGCGACCATCACCTGTGTGGCCGGTACCAAGCAGGCGCTGCCCAACGACGGCGCCAAGCTGATCGACGTGCAGCGCAACGCGACGGTGACGAGCAAGCGCGCGATTCGTATCTGCAGCCGCGAGATTCTGGACGCCCAGATGCCCAACTGGCACAACATCACCGGCTCGGACGAGATCGTGCATTACATGTATGACCCTCGCGAGCCCAAGGCGTTCTGGGTCTACCCGCCGGCCAATGCAACGGCCAAGGTGGAGATCAACTACTCGGCAACGCCCACGGACATCGTGGAGCCCGCTGCCGGCAGTGATTACACCGCTGTGGTGGGCAATATCTCCGTGGCCGACATCTACGCCAACGCGTTGCTGGACTACATGCTGTACCGCGTGTATCTCAAGGACGCGGACTATGCCGGCAATGGTGCACGCGCTCAAGCTCACTATGCGACCTTTGCCACTGCCTTGGGTATTGAGATGAAGGCGACCATGGCCATCGCGCCGGTGTCTGTCTCCAATCCCAACTTCCGCCAGGGTAGCAGCGCGGCCACTGCCGCTGCGACAACGGACGTTGCGAGCCGCTGATGCGCGATTGGGCGGACTTCTTCCCCGACGTGCTGCCGGCAGTGGAGCTGGGCACGCCTGAGCCGACCGTGGTGCACCAGTTGCGCCGCGCGGCCCAGGACTTCTGCCATCGCACGCGCGCCTGGCGTGTGACGCTGGAGCCGATCACCACGGTGGACGGTCAGTCTGAATACGCCATCCCGCTGCCCGAACAGACCACTCTGGTGCGGGTGGAGGGCGCAGAGCTGTCCGGGCATGGTTCCGTGGTCCTGTGGCGCCAGGGCCAGGGTGACGGCCAGTACCTGATGACACCAGACGCGCGCAAGGTGGTGCTGCACCGCCCTGTGGCCGCTGATCTGGCCCTGGTGCTGGATGTGACGCTCAAACCGGGCGATATGGCCATGGGCATCGACGACGCAGTGTTTGATCAATACAGCGAAGTAATTGCTCTCGGCGCCGTGGCGCGCCTGCGCGGTGATCCCGTCTTGCGCGGTGACTTCAATGCGCGCTGCGAATCCATCAATGTCGAGGTGTGGCGCGGTCGGGCTGCGGTGCGGCCGCGCGTGCGCCCGTATTTCTGAGGGGTGGTGATGAAGGTGACGGTTTCTGGTTTCTCTGGCGCCGTGAATGCGCCACACCCCAAGCTGCTGCCGGAGACGGTGGGCACGGTTTCGTGGAACCAGAAGCCGGGGCGCGGCGACTTTCGGCCCTGGCGCGATCCGCTGGAAGTGGCGACAGTGCCCGCAGGCCGCAAGACCATTTACCGCTTTGGCCGCGATGTTGCCGAGGATGGCCGCTACTGGATGTCCTGGACGGGCATTGTGCATGCCGTGCGCGCCATGGTGGCCGATGACACGACGGAGCGCACCTATTACACCGGTGACGGCTTCCCCAAGTGGACGGACAACACGATTGCGCTGGCTGGCGGCACCTATCCAGCAGCCTGGCGCAAGCTCGGGGTGCCTGCTCCCATTTCCGCGCCCACGGTGGCGGTTTCAGGCGGCAGCAGCACGGACACCGAGGTGCGCTACTACGTCTACACCTATGTGACCGACAAGGGCGAGGAGAGCGCGCCGGGGCCTGTATCTGCCGCGCTGACAGTGCCAACCGACGCGACGGTCAATATCACGGCCATTCAGGCGCCGCCCGCCGGGGCTTTCACGATCAACCGGGTGCGGATCTACCGCACGCAGACCGGCACGACCGGGACGGCTGAATTCTTCTTCCTGCGCGAGATTGCCGCGGGTGTGGCCAGCACCACGGACGACGGGCGCACGCTGGGCGAGGTGCTGGAGACGGTGGAGTGGCTGGAGCCGCCCCAGGATCTGTCGTACCTGACAGCCATGTGGAACGGGATGATGGCGGGCATCAGCGGCAATGCCGTGCGCTATTGCGAGGCCTACAAGCCTTATGCCTGGCCCATGGCCTATGAGACTTTGCCGCCGGATGCCAAGCCGCTGGCGCTGGCCACCTTCGGGCAGCGGCTGCTGGTGCTGACCACGGCCGATCCGGTATTGGTGGCCGGGACTTCGCCGGACAGCCTGGACGAGCAGCCGCTGGAGGTGGGGCAGGCCTGCCTGGCACCACAGGCGGTGGTGAGCTTTGGTCATGGCGTGGCCTGGCCTGCACCGGACGGCCTGGCCTACTACGGCGCGGGCGGGGCCAAACTGGTGACAGCCGGGCTGCTGACGCGCGATGACTGGCAGGCCATGAACCCGGCAGGCATGGTGGCCGGCCTGTACGAGGGTCTGTTTCTGGGCTTTTATACCGACGCCGGTGGTGTGCGGCGCGGCTTTCTGGTGGACCCGATCAATCCCACGGGCATCTTCTATCTGGAAAAAGGCTATGACGCGCTGTACCTGGACCGGCTTCAGGATGCGCTGTATGTGCTGGACGGCAGCAAGGTGCGCAAATGGGATGCGGGCGCGGCTCTGATGAGCGCGCGCTTTGTGTCCAAGGTGTTTGCCATGCCGGCGCCGGCGAGCTTTGGCTGGTGCAAAGTGGTGGCGGATGGCTATCCCGTGACGGTCAAGCTCAATGCGCTGGAGCTGAGCGCGCGCGAGGTGGCAGCACATATCGCAACCTTTGGCCCGCGCTGTGTGGCGGTGAACTCCGGCAATAGCAGCGGGGTGCAGTTCACCTTGTCTGCGCCCGGGCCCGAAGCGTTTCGGCTGCCGCCCATTCCTGCGCGCGCCTGGCAGATTGATCTGTCGGGCCAGCAGGCGGTGCAGGGCGTGGCCCTGGCCCAGGGGGTGGAGGAGCTGCGCTGATGGCAACAACTTCCCGTAAGGATTTGCCCGGTACCAACGCGCCGAACTGGAGCCAGCGCGTGACCGAGGAGCTGCGCGTGCTGATGGGGCGCGGCGGCAATGGCCGGGCCTTGACGGCCAAGGACTTGATTGATTCCGGGATTGCCAAGCCTGGAGCGGGTGGTGGCCTGGTGCCCGGCGTGCCGGGAGGGGGCGACATCGAACCGGATCTGACGCCACCACCGGTGCCCACGGGGTTTGCGGTGACGGCAGGCCTGACCACGGTGTTTGTGGAGCACGATGCCCCTGGATACACCCAGGGGCACGGCCACGACCGGACGGTGGTCTATGGCGTGCTGCAGACGGGCAGCACCGCGCCGACGTTTGACCAGGCCGTGGTGCTGTTCCAGTTTCAGGGCACTATCGGCGCCTACCCCGCCGCGCTGGGTACGCGCTACCGGCTATGGATCAAATGGCAGTCCCAGGATGGCGTGCAGTCGGTATCGCCTGCCGGCGGTACCAACGGCCTGGATGTGCAGACGGGCAAGATCGGCAACAACGACCTGGGCCCGCTAATTGTCGAAGCCGGCAATCTGGCCAATGGCTCTGTGAGTGCGAGCAAGCTGGCTGCGCAGGCCGTGGATGCGACCAAGTTTGCCAATGGCATTGAGCCCGTATCTGTGAGCACGGCGGCCACGCTGCCCACGGTCAAGAGCACTAGCACCATCGTCTGGCAGGGCAAGCTGTACCGCTGGGATGGCAGCAAGTACACGGCGGCCGTGCCGACCGTGGACCTGACGGGCACCATCATTGCCAGCCAGATCGCGGCCGGCGCGGTGGATGTGACCAAATTCGCATCCGGCATCGAGCCGGTAACCAATAGCGCGGCGGCGAGTCTGCCGACGGTCAAGACCACGACCGTCATCACCTGGCAGGGAAAGCTCTATCGCTGGGATGGCAGCAAGTACACGGCCGAGGTGGCCGTGGTGGACCTGGCTGGTCAGATCGATGCGGCCAAGCTGGCCGACAACGCGGTGACGGTGAGCAAGATTGCCGCCGGTGCGGTCGAAGCCGGCAAGCTGGCCGCGGGCGCGGTGACTGCCGACAAGATTGCGGCCGCGGCGGTTGACGCGACCAAATTCGCATCTGGCATCGAGCCCGTGACCAACAGCGCTGCGGCCAGTCTGCCCACGGTAAAGTCCACCACGGTGATCACCTGGCAGGGCAAGCTGTATCGCTGGGACGGCAGCAAGTACTCGGCCGAAGTGGCTGCTGTGGATCTGACTGGCCAGATCGATTCGACCAAGCTGGCCGACAACGCGGTGACCGTGAGCAAGATTGCCGCCGGTGCTGTGGATGCGGGAAAGCTGGCCTCGGGCGCGGTGACCACGGACAAGATTGCGGCCGCGGCGGTGGATGTGACCAAGTTTGCTTCGGGCATCGAGCCGGTGACCAACAGCACGGCCAGCACGCTGCCGACCGTGAAATCCACGACGACGATCACTTGGCAGGGCAAGCTCTACCGCTGGGATGGCACCAAGTACACGGCGACGGTGCCGACCACGGACCTGACAGGCTCCATCATTGCCAGCCAGATCGCGGCCGGCGCAGTGGATGCGACCAAGTTTGCATCAGGTATTGAACCGGTGAGCAACAGCACGGCAGGCACATTGCCGACGGTGAAGTCCACGAACGTGATCACCTGGCAGGGCAAGCTGTACCGCTGGGACGGCGCCAAGTACTCGGCCGAGGTGGCCGTGGGCGATATGGTCGGCCAGATCGCGGCGACCCAGATTGCCGACAACGCGATCACCACGCCGAAGCTGGCAGCAAATTCCGTGGCCGCTGGCAAGATCGCTGCCAATGCGGTGACAGCCAACACCGTCGCGGCAGACGCTATTACTGCAGGGAAGATCGCGGCTGGTGCGGTGAACACCCGCGAACTGGCCGCAGGGTCGGTTACCGCAGGCAAGTTGGTCGTAACGGCTACCGACGCTGTGAACGTCGATCCTTTCTTCCAGGACGCCGACATGTGGGCCAACGCCAACTTTACGCGCAAGAGCGTGGAAGGTGCCCCAGGCCCTAACGTACTGGCAGCGACCATCGCAACAAGTATGCAGGTTGCTGCGGCGTACAGGACGCCCATCGACACCAGCAAGACGTACCTGTTTGAGACTTGGTTCATCGCAACGGCTGCGCAGACAAACCGTGCTTTCGCATCAATCCGGTTCTATGACGTCAACGGCGTGCTGCTTACTGGAGCCGACGCGCCTAACCCTGGCGCGGGCTGGCCTGGGACAAACGCATCCTCCGGTAACTTCTACTTCCCGGCAGTCGGCGCGGTAACGCCTACGACCTGGACGCGCACGGCTCTGACTGTCGGCCCCAACGGTGTTGCCCAGTTCCCTGCAAAGGCTGCGTACTTTACCGCTGGTGCGTACCTGAACTACGGGAGCGTAGCTCCGATCGTAGAGTCTCAGTGGGGTGGCTTCCGCGTCACTGAGATGGCTCGTGGTGAGCTGATTGTGGACGGCGCTGTAACGGCAAACTCCATCGCAGCCGGTGCAGTGACTGCAGGCAAGATCGCAGCCAACGCCGTGACTGCGAATGAGATCGCCGCTAACTCGATCACGACAGCGAAGATCCAGGCCGGTGCGGTGACGACTGCAGAACTTGCTGCCGGCGCTGTTACAGCCTCGAAGATGGTCATCACCGATCCTTCGACACTGGTCCCTGACGCTGACTACAGTGACGCCCTTATGTGGGCAGGCGGGCAGGGTGGCACGATCAACATCGTCACTACGTCTAACCGCGAATACAACACACTCGACAACCGTGCTCTGCAGTTGAACCGTGTGCAGACAGGTACGGACTGGGATTCCGCTTTCAGCTCTAAGTTCTCCCTCCGCGAGAACACAGGCTACCGAATCCGCACTACGGTCTACGTCCCTGCAGCCTGCACATTCAAGGTGCGACTCCTGACGTATGACTCTGCAAACGCATCGGGAGCCTACAAGGACATCGACGTGGTTGCCACTGGGGCGGGCTGGCACTCTCTGGAGGACACTTTCACGTCTCCAGGCAACGCTGCAGGTGCCCGTGCACTCGTCTACATTCACGAAACGAGCACTGCTGCCTACCTGCGCATGGGCAAGTTCTATGTGCAGGAGCGGACGACGGCCTCTCTGATCGTTGACGGAACTATCACCGCTGCGAAGATTACTGCGAAGACGATCACCGCTGCAGAAATCGCAGCCGGCACGATCACAGCCGCAGAGCTGGGCGCGAACTCTGTGACGGCAGGCAAGATCGCTGCAGGCACGGTGACGGCTAACGAACTTGCGACGAATTCGGTTACTGCGGTCAAGATCGCGGCGGGAGCAGTGACTGCCGGCAAGATCGCTGCGAATGCTGTGACGGCAAATGAGATCGCGGCCAACGCCATCACTACTGCGAAGATTGCGGCTGGTGCAGTTACGGCTGCGGAAGTTGCTGCGGGTGCGATCACGGCCAGTAAGCTCGCCATCCGAAGCACTGAAACGCTGATGTACAACGGGGACATGCGCTCCGAAGAAGGCTGGAACGCCAACATTACGTTCCCCACGGTCACAGGCGGCTACCTCGGCAAAACAGTCTCCGGCATGATCTCGATGATCGGGGCCTCTGCGTGGTTCGGCAACGTGAAGCGCTTCGACGCTAAGCCTGGAGAGAAGTTCTACGTCGAAACTGCTACACGAACGTCCGCTGACTTCACAGGCACAGCGACTATTCTGCGAGCTCGCTTCAACAACGGGGTTGGCACGTCGATGGGGTCTGGGACGGGGTCTATCCAGATCATCCCTGGAACATCTTGGGCAGTATCGTCCTGCGAGATTACCGCTCCGGCAGGCTGCGTAGATGGCTTCTTCGAGCCTAATGTCTCTGCTGGTACAGGTTCTGTGGAGATCGCCTACATACGCGCGTACCGCATGACGTCTGGGGAGCTGATCGTCGATGGCGCAATCACCGCTGCGAAGATCGCTGCCAAGACCATCACAGCCGCGGAAATCGCCGCCGGCGCGATTACGGCTGCAGAACTCGGCGCGAACTCCGTGACGGCCGGCAAGATCGCTGCGGGTACGGTGACGGCCAACGAGCTTGCTACGAATTCGGTCACGGCGGTCAAGATCGCAGCGGGAGCTGTGACTGCCGGCAAGATCGCTGCGAATGCTGTGACGGCAAATGAGATCGCGGCCAACGCCATCACTACTGCGAAGATCGCAGCCGGTGCTGTGTCGGCTACAGAACTCGCTGCAGGCTCTGTGCTGGCGTCCAAGCTGGTGGTGTCTGACACGTCGACGCTGGTTCCAGACTCCGAGTACCAGGACATCGACATGTGGTTCGGAGATTCCGGCGGTACGGTGCAGTTCAGGCTCAACGAGACGAACGCACTTGCTGGCACGGTCAGCAAGTCTGTGCTGCAGATCAACCGCGTGACCACTGGCACAACTGCTTACGACGGAGGGCGGTCTTCGAGGTTCGCAGTAACTCCTAATACCGACTACGTTCTGCGAGTAAACGTCTACTCTCCTGGGGCCTCTTCGGTCAAGATCCGAGTCGTAACGCTCACACCGGCAGATGTGAGTCGTAGTACCGACCTCGACGTAACTTATGCGTCTGGCAGCTGGGGTATTCATGAGCTGAAAGTGCGTACGTCAGCGACCGAGTCCCGTGCGCAGGTCTACATCTATATTCGTGAGGACAGCACCGCTGCCTACCTCTACGTCGGCAAGATGCGCTTCCAAGAAGCCGCTGCAGGTTCTCTGATCGTAGACGGCGCGATCATCGCGGCGAAACTTGCTACCGGCTCTGTGACCGCTAACGCTATCGCGGCGAACTCGGTGACGACCAACGCGATTGCAGCGAATGCAGTGACTGCCAACGAGATCGCGGCGAATGCAGTGACGACGGCCAAGATCGCAGCGGGTGCCGTTTCTGCAGACCAGATCGCGGCGAACGCTATTACCGTCAAACACTTGACGGTAATGGACTACTCCAACATCGTGCTCGATCCGTTTATCGCTGACAACTCCAGCTGGGCGACATTCACCGGAACGATGGTCACGCGCGCCACTGCCGGTGTACCAGCGAACATGCCTGGGCCTTCTGGTGTGCAGCTGTCGAAGAGTGCCGCGCAGTCCGTGCTGTCGCGAAACTTCCAGACCAGCCCCGGCGAGGTCTACTACATGTCGGCCTATGTGGCCTCGGCTACGACGACAGGCCTGTCTATCCGCCTGATGCTGCAGCTTATCGACGGCACAGGTACGGAAGGCGGAAACAACGGTACGCACGTAGGCTGGGTCGCAGCTGTAACAACGACAGCCGCGTCTGTCACCGCCAACACTTGGACGAAGATCGAAGGCCTCGTTACGGTTCCAGCTGGAGCAGCATTCGGCAAAGCGCGTATCGTGACAGAAACCGGAACTGCTGCTACCGGCAACTGGTTCGCCACTAACTTCGTATGCCGTCGCGCTGCATCTGCAGAGTTGATCGTCGACGGTGCCATCACTGCAACCAAGATTGCGGCCAACGCCATTGCTGTAGGTTCTGCTGCCATCCAGGACGGCGCGATTGTCAACGCGATGATCGGCAACCTGTCTGCGGACAAGATCAACGCCGGAACCTTGAACGCTGCGCGGATCGCGGCCGGGACAATCAGCTCTTCGCACCTTGCTGCGAACTCTGTCATTGCCGGCAAGATCGCGGCCAATGCTGTCACAGCGGGCACTATCGCTGCTAACGCTGTGACCGCCAACCAGATCGCGGCTGGTGCCATCACCGTCGACAAACTTGCCGCAGGCTCTATTACTGCTGAGAAGCTGTCGGTAGGTATCGGTGGCAATCTGTGTCCTGACCCGATGTTCACGCCGGGACTTGCTTTCTGGCAATACACCATTTCGCACTCGCAGTACGGTAACGGCGCTCGCGGCGTTAACATGAACTTCGACTACACAGTGCCAGGAACCCCGACTCTGTTCTTGGAAGACCTAACTCTTTACGGGCAAGGTCAACCTCTCGGAACGTACCGGAAGGGGTTCGTGTCTGCACCTATCAGCGTCATCGCTGGTGAGCGATACGAAGCAAGTGTCTACGCTGCGTTCCACCGCTGCCACGGAGAGATGTACCTTGAGTTCTTCGACGCTAACGGGACATGGGTAGGCGGTGGTGGGTTCGGAGTCATTACTGACCAGCCTTCCGGTGGCCGTTCTCTAGCAAACTTCCGCCGCACTGGAGGATTCGTAACCGCACCTGCGGGAGCAATCACTGCTCGGATCACCATCCTCTCCGGCGCGCAGATGGCAGGTACTTCATGGTCTAACTACATGTTCCTTGCGCGCCCGTTTGTCGGTCGAGCAAGCGCACTGCAGACAGAGCTGTCGCCCTGGTCGCCAAGCTCCAACACGAGCATTCTGCCTGACGGCATCACTACGCCGTCTATCTCCGCACTGGCCGGCAAGTTCGGTGACATCGAAATTCGTCCTACTGCCGGGGCATCTGGCTGCATCCGCGTTTACGACTCGAATGGAACATTACGTGTTCGATTGGGGGTGTGGTGATGCAGTGCGCGAAGAACACCAACATTTGAGGACGAAGAAATGCCGCAAGGGATTCAGGTATTCAACGCTGACGGAACGCCTCGTGTGGACACAACCACTCGACTGTCGAGGGTCATCGCAATCATTTACGTGGGCGGCGGCTCGTCTGGTTCATACACCAACGCCGGGTTTCTCACGGGAACACCATTCGGCTTATTTATTCCGGCTTCAGGAGGCGCTCACTATGTATCCATATCTTTCTCTGGCTCTACGCTCTATTGGTCAAAAACCCAAAATGCATATCCAACGACTGGCAACATCGTTGCTTTTGTCTATTAGCTTAGCGGCCTGCGGCGGAGGTGCTGGCGAATCTGCAGAGCAGGAACCGCCTCACTCAGTTCCCGCTTCCTCCCAGGTCGCTTACCACAAGGACAATTACATGCCCGCAGGCTTTCAGGTCATCAATGACAGCGGTGTGATCCAGATCGACCAGGATTACTTCAACTATTCCATGGTCGCCAAGGGTACGCTGGCTGTGAACGGTGGTGGCGCGAACATCTCCGTGGGCGGGTCTGTCGCTCCGGTCCTGTGCTTCAGGCCTACGGGAGCGGCCGTGGGCATCATGGGCTTCACGTTCAACGCCGGGGGCACTTCGGTGTGGAATTTACGGGCCTCCGTCCAGCCCAATCTGACAGCCTCTGTGGACTGGTGGGTGTTCGATGCTGAAAGGCCCGTTTCCGACGTTGGCCCTGGGCTGAGCGTCTATGACGGCTCGGGGAATGTTGTCTACAACAGCAACACCCCCGAAATGCGGGTTGCAGGGGTTGCGTCCACGCCAGCTTTCGCTGGCGGTGATGGCTGGCCCCCTTCGCACAATCTCGGCTATTGGCCCGGGAAGGCGGTCTGCATTGGACAGTCGAAGTTTTACTTCGTCAATTCGGGGATGGATACCTCGCCCTATCTCGCAGTGCTGGAGGCGGTCCAATTCAGCGGAGACACGCTGATTACTGAAAACATCATTGTTGGAACCGGACCAATTCTCGGCCCTGGAAGCGTCTACCCCGTGAACGGGACCGCCAGCAATTTCTTGCTCGCGGATATTGCGGGTCTGTGAACTCGATCCAAGGCGACCGACAAAACGACCGCCCTGGCGAATCCACGAAGTTCCCAACTGATGCCATCTCCATGTCCTTGGGCGACGGGTCAATTATTCAAAGTGACGGATTTATTTGATTTCAAACGGCCACTGGCCATAGGAGTGCAAATATGACAGTTCTAAAGGTTGTGAATACCAACAACGGCATGGCCGGGGCCCATCGGGTGGTCAAGGCCGAAATCGCTGATGGGAAGCTGCAGCTGCAGGTGCATATGTACCTGACAGCCGAGGACGCGGCCAACAATCAAAACCTGCGCTGGCAGGAGTACCCGGTGCTGCCTTTGGCCGCACTGGATGTGCAGGACCCCTGGGGCTCGCTAGAGCGCGGCCTGGTGGCGCAGGTGGATGGCGTGCTGGGGGGCGGCACCTTTGTGGCGGATGTGGCGGCCGATGATCTTGGCACGGCCAGGGCTGTGAAGTGGGCAGAAATCAAGGCCATCCGCGACCAGCTGGAATCCGGAGGCTTCGAGCTGGCCGGCGTGGGGCGCTTCGACAGCGATGCAGAGAGCCGCGCTCGCATCGTGGGCGCATCCATGGCTGCCAAGATCGCGCGCGATGCTGGCCAGCCCTATTCCATCAACTGGACCCTGGCGAACAACACCACGGTGGAGCTCGCTGCAGACGCGGTGATCAATGTGGGCTTTGCCCTGCTGGCCCATGTGGACGGTATTCACCAGCGCAGCCGCGCCTTGTATGCCGAGATCCAGGCCACAGAGGATGCCCAGGCCGTGGCGTCCATCAGCTGGACGGCACCCGCGCCTGCGCCTGAACCAACACCAGAGCAAGTCGAGCCCGTCGTAGCCTGAGCAACCCATCACCAAACCGAGGAACCACCATGACAGTAGACGCCATCAACCCCCGCCTGAATGAAGTCCTGCAGAGCAACGTCGGCAACAAGCTGACCGCCGAGCTGTCGGCAGGCATCGTGGGAACGATTCAGCAACTGATGAACAGCATCGCCCAGGAGGCTTTTGCAGCTGGCCAGGCATCCGAGCGCGAAAAGGCAGCAGCGGCCGCGTCTTTGCCGGCGGAGCCAGCTGATGCCGCCGGCGTGACGGATGTGGAGGCAAAGCCCGTCTCCTGATACCCCCTTGAATCTTGGGCAGGGCCGTCGTTTCATTTGCCCTGCCGGATTTGCTGGCGCTGGAGAATCAATGCGTGGATTGCTTGCTGTGGCCCTGGCCAAACGTATCGGACTGCCCTTGACCGTCGATGTGGCTCGCGAGGTTGTGGCCGAGTGCCTACCGGATCTGTCCGTGGGCGCGGTGGCTGTGGAGCGGCGCGGCGACCTGGTGTTCCAGGCCGAGCAGCTGGGGCCGGATCCGGCCGCCGGCGAGCTGGCCGCCCAGCGCCTGCGGTTCCTCGAGGAAACCTTGCCCCATGGCGTGCCGGCCCATGTGCAGTGGGATGAGCTACGCCAGATTGAGCGCTCCGGACAGCTGCTGATTCTGACTGTGCGCCGCGACGGCCTGCTGCTGGGCAGCGTGTGGCTGAACCTGTATCAGGACCTGAATACAGGGGAGCCAGTGGCCTGTGACGACATGCTGTTTATGGAGCAGGGCGCGCGCGGCGGCATGGTGGTGGTGCACCTGTGGCGCTATGCCGAGCGGGTGCTGGCGCAGCTGGGGCGCGTGCAGATGAGCTGCCATTCGCGCGAGGCCAACAATGCAGGCCGCCTGGCGCGGTTTGTGGGTGGGCAGATCACCCACACGGGTTTCTCGAAACGGATTGGCTGCGGCCAGGAGCGGGCGCAGCGCGCCGGAAAGGACTGAGCAATGGGAAAGAGTACCAAAGTCGACACCAGCGGGCAAAACGCGGCCGCGCTGATGCAGGCGCAGCTGTCCAAGGAGCAGTTGGAATGGGCGAAGCAGATCTACGGCGAGACAGCCGATGAGCGCGCGGCGGCCACTGCAGTTGCCGACCAGGTATCTCGCTCGCAGCTGGAAGCCCAGAACCTGCAGAACAAGGTGGCCCAGGCGGGCTATGAGGACTACACCAGCACCTACCGCCCGCTCGAGCAGAAGCTGGTAGCGGATGCTCAGGCCTATGACACTCCGGAGCGCCGCGCGGCCGAGGCTGCAGCCGCAAGCGCCGATGTGGAAACCAGTATCGCGGCCCAGCGCGGCGCCACGATGCGCGCCATGGAGCGCTCGGGGGTGAACCCGGCCAGCGGCAAGGTGATGGCAATGGCCGGAGCCTTGGACATTGGCGCGGCCAAAGCCAAGGCCGGCGCGGCAAATGCTGCCATGAAAACCGTGGAGCAGCAGGGCTATGCCCGGCGCATGGACGCGGCCAACCTGGGGCGCAATATTGCCAGCAGCCAGGGCACAAGTGCCTCTATCGCCTCACAAATCGGATCGGGAGCTGTGAGCAGCGCCAATGCGGGATTGGGCGCGGCTACCAGCGGGCAGGGGGTTCTGAATTCAGGATACGCAGGCGCCCAGGCCGGGCTGGCTGGGGCTGCGAACACCTATAGCCAGATCAATCAGAACAAGATTGCAGCCAGTCAAGCTAGCGATGGCATCTGGGGAGCGTTTGGAAGTGCTGCAGGAAAGCTGGGCGCCGCAAAGATTTCAGCGACTGGCAGTCTGTTTTAGTCGCTCACTCAATGCAATCGAATACAAACTGATTGACTGTCGGCTTTCCTGATAGGCGTGCATGTAGCTTGTGCTTCTTGCATTCATTCTCAGCAAGGTCCTGAGCCTCCTGAACCAAGGCACTTCCCCCACGGACGACGATAGTGCGCGGGCTGCTGCTGATGACTTGAGGTCCTGTGGCGCACCCCGACAGCACAATGCACGCAATACCGAATGCGGCAATCGGACAAGGTCTCATCTCTCTCATTCCTCCTATGTGAATGAATGTAGCAGAGCCCAGGAAGCACAGGTTGCAGAGAGCGAGTGCAAAAAAAAAGGCTCTGCAGTGCAGAGCCTTTAACAACTGGGGGCGTGAGCTTTCAAGAATCAGCAGCTATGTTGCGTCAACTATCTAGGTCGTGCCCCTCTAGACGGTGGGTAAATTTCTTTACCGATGAGTGAATAATACGCCTCATGTTTGTCGCTGTCAATCCATTGGATGGGGTCGCCGTATGGCGCTTATTGGAATTCCTGTCAGAGCGCACTGCCTGGCATAGATCGCTTTGGGGCGTGGGTGTTGTGCTGGCGATGGATGAATTTTACGAAGCCTGTATCGTTTCAAAGCAAGGGCATCTCAGCGAAGGGACTCTCAAACGGATGTCTTCAGCGCTTCAAAAGCGCGCTAGCTTGCACCCGGCATTCACAGAGCGCGAAAAAGGATTTCTAAGGGCACAACTCCAACAGATTCCGAGAGCGCACGGCCCCGCACATTATGGAATCCGAGAGCTTTCGGACCACATATCTGCAGACTACCTTGCCCGATGGGGTCGAGCGGTGGCTGCAAAGCCTGTGGCCGTTGAGCATTTTTCACGTAGTGTGGCTGCGCACCTTTTGGATAGAGGATTCTCGGGACCGTATCTCTACAACTTCATCAAGGCAAAACTGGATGCGCCAGAGGCAGCGACACTGTCTGAATTGTGCGAAGCGCTGCATGCAGAAGTGGCAGCTATGCCTGTTCGTGAGTTTGATGTTTTGCTTGCATTCGCTGAGACTCCTCAGCTACCGAATGGAGTGCCGGACAGTTGGTTGAGAGGTAGCGCCATCACCGGTTGGCTAGAGGCGAACGGATTCGCTACGACCAACGTTCGTGCTGCTGTCGCAATCATCTTAAAAGTCAAGGCGCGAGATCATGTTGGTGCTGCAAGCGTTGCACGAGGTGAAGCAGATCGGTACGCAGCACGAGCTCTGATTGCAACCGGAAAGGCGCTTCGACCACTTCCATTTTTATGGGTCAAAGGTGCCCCTGAACCTGCTGCAATGAAAGAAGCGTCGCGCGGCGTCGGTGTCAAGGAATTGTTCCGTGAGGATCGAGTGTTTTCCGCAGACGCAAGTCAGAGTGTGGATGCCGCCCTCGAGCTTCTCGCCCACTTGGATGGAAGCTCGCCGCCGGCAGCTATCGCTGGAGGATGGGGTGCAATTGAAGGCCTTTTGGCAGATCCGAGCGATCGCGCTTCTGCCGCTGACAATTTGGCAACGCTTGTGACTTGCTCATTCCCGAGAGCTGAGTTGACAGCACTTTCCTATCGATTGGAGCGACAGCACCCAGAAGCGGCTCAAGAGCTGGCTGGGCTCACAGTCAATAGGGATCGGGCTAGAGCTGTTGCTCAAATGATCGTTGACCGGAGAGTCCCTGCTATGCGTGGCGAGGTTGATCGTGCAGCGGTTGCTCGTTTGCAGAAGCTGCTGGCCAACCCCGGTCCAGAGTTGCAGACTATTCGTGAGGCAATCGGGGAGTCATTTCACCGGCTTTACCGTCAGCGCAACTTGATTCTGCATGGCGGAAGGCTTGATAGCGTTGCACTTTCAGCAAGTCTGCGTACTGTGGCCAAGCTTGCTGGTGCTGGAATGGATCGGATTACGCACGGCTGGTATGTTCAAACTCTTCAGCCCTTGGAGCTTGTGGCCAGGGCTAATTTGTCTCTGGAACTTGCGAGCCGCGATGACCCATTGAGCTGTGCAGATTTGTTGGAGACAAACTAGAGTCCAGTCGGTTACGCGGTGCGGGCTGGTCCCTTGGGAGCGTCTTTCAATAGCCTTCAACCAAAGGCATTTCAGTCCCATCGACCGCAATCATCACGCCCGTGGTGTTGGAGTCGACCTCGATTGGGACGCCCCACATTTCATCTGGCTTGGCGAAGGCGTTGACGATGTTGAACTGCCGCAGCTCTTCAGGCGTCATCTTGATCAGCTTGGGATAGGCGTTGTTGTGGGCCTTCCAGTGCCGCAGGAACGTGTGGCAAACGCGCTTGTGGACTGTGTGGATCGGTGATTCATCGGTCATGGTGTGATTGTCGCAAAGCTGGGGCATGCGCCATGGCGTTTGACTGGATACAGCCAGAAGCAGGCCTTGAGGTTATTGCAGTCTGTGACGGCTTCATGTTGCCTGCAGGCGCCCAAAACAATGATGTCAATATGAGTGCTTGATCAGACCATGCCTCTTTGAAATAAAAAGTTCGTATTTGACATCAGTAGTAGAGCCTTGCCTACATTGATACTCTCTATCGGAAATCAATACTTATTGCGCCACGATTAACTGCATCACACACATTGAACGTTCGAATTCAAGAGGCCATATGTCTAGCGAGAGCACGTCACGTGTCAGCAGAAATGTCATCTCTACGGCTGAGGTGTTGGAACGTACGGCGTTGTCAAGATCGATGCTCTACAAGCTCTTGCGGCAGGAAAAATTCCCTCTCCCCACGCCGATGAGCAACAGAAGCAATGGCTGGTTCGAAGTGGATATCGAAAACTGGCTACAGAATAGCAAAGCAACTCGCCAAGCCAATCTCACACTCCCTCTCATCTACATGGCGGGCCAAATGGGTGCTGCTGAAGGCAATAGAAAGCAGGACAGCGATATCTCCTGCCGGCGGATCTTCGGCGTATCCAGCTTCAATGCTCTCCGTGAGCCCGGCGCTGAAGACATACTGATCGCACCGCCGCAAGAAATGGTCTTCCATGGAACGCGCACGAGGTTCATGTACTCAGGGCCGTGGAAAGCCCAGGAAACCCGTCATGGATACATGCATGAAGCCACCTCTGCTTCGCTCGACAGGGCTCGGAGCGCCGCATATCGTGGTGCTCTTCAAGGCATCTCACGGGCAGATGTTGTGGTGGCGTATCTCGAAGACCTGCAAGCCTATGGCACCTTGGTTGAGATCGGCTACGCACGAGCGGCCAGCAAGAGAGTGATTGTGATTACTTCGCCAGCACTCCATAAGCCACCGCTTAACAACAGCTGGGACAACGGGCTATGGGTTGCCATCCGGGCTGCCGACCGACATATCGAACTGCCCGATCAACCCGGCAGCACGTCAGAAGACCACTGGCGACTGGCCCATGCACACGCGGCAATAACGATTGCTGAGTGGTATCCGAACACGGTGGTTAATATCTCCAGCACCTAGCCCCGCGCTTAGTGGGCAGAGGTTTCTAGTCACCACTGACTTCATATGGCCGAAACCTCACAGTCCAGTTCAACTAACTCGTTGTGTGTCTCGAGAAAGCCTTGCCGCTGAACGACTTCATCTTCGACTAATTTAGATGATGCCTTTCAATACTGCATACCTAACGGCCTGCGCTCTAGTCCTGACCTGCATCTTCCGGTAAATATTTTTTACATGCGTTGATACAGTTAATGCACTGATTTCCATGTAATCCCCAATCTCATGGGTTCTTTTTCCTTGAGCAATCAATCGTAAAACTTCTTTTTCCCGGTCGGTCAGCTTCTCCAGTTTTTTATTTTCAAAAGGAGCTTCCTCGAGAGCAGAGTATTTAAATATCTTTGGAAGAATTTTCTTCGCAACAATTGGAGATATGGAGGCTCCGCCATTAGCCACTTCCAGTACAGCCTGCGAATAACTTCCAAACCATGAGTTCTTTAACAAATATCCAACAACACCTTTTTCAAAGGCCTCAATGGCGATGTCGTCTTTTTCACTGGAGGAAATTGCGATGCTCAGCACGTTGGGCATTCTCAATTGGACCAGCTCCAGCAAATCTGCCCCTTGTCCTTCGCTAAGAGACAGGTCAACGAGAAGCACATCGAACTCCTCGGCCAAGATGCCCTTGCGCGCTTCTCGGTAGCTGGAAGCCTGTCCTACCAGGATTGTCCGGGGGTCACGCATAAGCTCCTGCGCGATCACGCTCCTGATGTGCCTGTCTTCATCTGCCAAGAAAACCCGAACTGGATGGTTCTTCTGACCTTTCATGTCGGATGGCCACGTGTATCCCAGGGCAGAGGAGGTGACTTCGGTGCTGCCTGCATCAAGGTACGGTCCTTTGGGCGAGTCGGAGAGGTACATGGTGACACCCGTCTGTGTAATGGAAAGTGAGAAAGACCTCCTGAAAAATAAGATGGCAGTTGGCAAAAATCTATTGAAAAACAATAACGAATAATAAAGTTAATATTTTTACAATTTTTCACATAATAAATGGGTATTTATTTTAGACGCACGATGAAAAATAGATAAAAACCCTCTATTTTTGAAACACAAGAATGGAAATCTAATTGAATTAAATATTACTTTTTTTAACACTGTAAGAATTTTCCAACAAATGCTATTTATTCAATAGCGCACCATCCATCAAAAGCAATACAAAAATCATATTTTTCTGTTGATTTTATTTTTAGAAAATATTTGGAAATAGGGTATTACTGTTTCTAAGACATTTTCTGAAACTGCATCTACCGGAATCATGTTTTGGAACGTAACCACGGAATCCAGAACTTGAAGACGGTTCAAACTGGCCCTTGCTTCTTAATACCTAGCACTGGTCTCTCGCTCACAAAGTCTCAGTTGTCTTGAACTCGCTATTTAAAGGAATGATCATGAAAAAGTCTCTGATTGCCATGGCGGTTATTGCGTTGGCTGGTGTTGCATCTGCTGCTGTGAGCAGCTCAAGCATTGCAGCCACCAACACGACGTCGAGCGCATCGTCTGCCACGATGTCGGGGGCGGCCAGCTCGGGCAACGGAAGTGCGCTGAGCATGAATAGTGCAACCTCCGGTGCAACCTCCAACGCCAATGCCGCTGGTGGTGGCACTGCTGTAGGCCCTTACGGTGCTGGTGCTGCTGCGGTCAGTGGTGGCGCAACTACCTACGGTAACGTGAAGAGCCTTTCTGCAACTTCGGGCAACGCTGTTGCGGGTGGCGGTGCTTCGACCAACGCCAACGCAGGTTCTGCGGCCCTGGCTGGCTACAGCGCAGGTCCCGTCAGCGGCGGAGCAGCTGGTGTGGCCACTTCGCACACAGCCAACCAAGTTGCCACTGGCGCTGGCCCTGGCGGCGGACTGTCCTATGTGAACAGCAATGCTGGCACGACTTCCGGTTATGGCGCAACTTCGGCTGCTATCTCTGGGCCTAGCGGCGCATGGACCAACACCGGATCAGGCGCAACTTCGGTGGGTACCGTCCATCAGAACGCTGGAGCATTTGGCAATGCTGGCTACTTCTCCAACGGTGGTGGCACCTCCGGTACTGCCGGTGCGGGTTCCGCTGCCAATGCCAACTAAGGAAGCTGTCCCTGGATAGCTGTGTTTGTCCCGGGCCTGGCTGGCCAGGCTCGGGCGACATAGGAGCCAAGCATGAAACTCTCGATAGCTCTGTTAAGTCTTTGCGTTCCTTTGTGCAGCTATGCGCAAAGTGCCGACAGCAGCGCGCAAAGCTCCTCTAATTCCTCTTCCGTAGGGGCACAACAGAATCAGTCGGTCACCATTGTCAATCCGGTTGCGGCTCCTGCTGAAAGTCGATCTGTAGCCACGATGGACAGCAGATCCACTTCAACTTCCGACCAAAAAATAACAACAAGCGGAACGACCACTCAGAACCTGAACAACACGGTATCCGGGACGTCCAAGAACATTGTGGAGTACACAGGTACTTACACCATGAAAAACGTTCCCAGCGTGAACGGCCCCAATCTCACTACCAGCAATGACACCTGCATGGGCAGCAGCAGCGGCAGTGCCAACGGCCCTGGCTTTGGCGTGAGCTTCGGCACAACCTGGACGGACGAGCATTGCAAGCGCCTGAAAATGAGCCGTGAGCTCTGGAACAAGGGCATGAAGGCAGCCTCGCTGGCTATGGACTGCATGGATCCCGCCGCTCGCGTGGCACTGGAGATCACGGGTTCGAAATGCCCGCAATCCATGACCGCAGACGAGCGCCGCAACAACTACGGGCCGGATGCGTCGGCACAAGGTAGCCCAAATCCTGCTGCGCCCCCCTCAGAGGCTCAGTCAAGCTTTGCACCTGAGGTCACTCGCCCCTCGGCTATCACTTCTGTGACGTATGATTCGCGTACGGCACAGCTGTATGACAACTAGCAGGAGTGATTCCTAATCTAGGAGGCCGCTATGGGCAAGACTCTAGCTCTTTTAGCGATTGCACTATGCTGCGCTTCGTCTTTGGCTGCACCCGACTCCAGGGCCATCAATGAACCGTTGAGCATTCAGCGTCAGGTCTTCGGCAGCGGCGAACAAGGTGCGACAGGGATGCAGCAAGCCGAGCCAGTGGGTGACTATGGGGTATGGCATGTGCCGCAGTACCTGCCTGGTTACCCTACTGCCGCAACGATCTGGCCCCGCGCCATACCGGTGAAATGCAAGGACAGGCAATGTGAAGGCTATGCGATTACCCCGCAGATGGGGCCAGGTGAGTACCTGTTTTTTGTGCCTACAAGCGAATAGGCTGGTCAAAGGCATCACAGGGCGACAGCACTCGATTAGTGCTAACCGCAAACTCACCTAACAAGGGCGGCTTCGTGCCGCCCTTGTTGATTTGTGCTCTGCAAATACGCTTCCACGCAGTATTTATCTCAATAAGACTGTGTAACCGTTGCGTCGATGCTCTACAGCCTTACCGTGACCTGCTCATATTGGCCGGGCTCGCCACATCGGGTGATCAGGGGGACGCTGTCTGAGACGCCGACTATGAGGCAAAGGAAGGTGGTCGCAATCCTGGGCTATTTGTGGCGTTTGAGCGGTGTTTTTGTATTGCAAAACGATACAAATAACCCGCAGCCACATGCTCGGAAGGCTCTACTTTTGGTAATAAAGCCACGGGGTGGGAGCTGCACAAAGCGTTGTCGGTGTCCTGCAGTGTCGTGTGAAGGGGGAGAAATCGCACCGATTTCGCACCGATGCCTTGAGAGCCGCATGGAGTCAAGTGCGGACGCGGGTTCAATTCCCGCCAGCTCCACCATCCACCTGTACAAAGGGGTTCAATGAAGTTCATTGAACCCCTTTTTCTTTTGAGAAATCAATGACTTATCGTCTTTTTATGTCTTAAGTGATTTCATTGCTGCCAATGCATAGAGGGGGAACAGTTGGGGGAACAAGCGGGGGTAATGGTAAATTTACCCACTATTGTTCCCCCTTTCCCCTCTGGGGGAGGCCTTTGTGAGAGGATTTGTTCCCCCTATGTTGACTGATGCACAGTGCCGAAACGCAGTTTGTTCCCCCGGTGCCAAGCGAGAGCGTTTTTCTGACGCAGGCGGCCTTTACCTTGAGGTCAGCCCTGCAGGCTCTCGACGCTGGTTCTGGAAGTATCGAAAAGATGGTAAAGAGGGGCGCCTGGCGTTAGGCCGCTATCCGGAAGTTAGTTTGACTGCTGCTCGGAAAGCTAGGGATGCTGCTCGGTTGCAGAAGTCAGAAGGCATCGACCCCGCTAAGGCACGCAAGCTGGAAAAATTGGTCAACCCAACTGGGGTAGCTGACACATTCAAAGCGGTGGCGCTGGAATGGTACGAAAAGCAGGTGCCGCGCTGGAGCCCAGGTCATGCTGAGCGAATGCATCGTCAACTGGAGCGCGACTTGTTCCCGTGGATTGGTGAACGGGAAATGGCGCAGATCCAGCCCATGGAGTTACTCGCTGTGCTACAGAAAGTGGAAGCGCGCGGGGCTGTGGAGACCGCTGACCGTGCACTGATGTTGGCGCGGCAGGTCTGGCGCTACTGGCTACCAACAGCCAGCAATACTCAACGTGACATCACCGAAGGCCTGAAAGCTCGATTGACTCCATATCGAGGCACGAACTTTCCTGCGATTGTGGAGCCCCAGCGCTTTGGGGAGCTTCTGCGAGCCATGTACGCCTATAAAGGTGGACCCTTTGTACGCACAGCTCTTTTGTTAGCTCCTTTGCTTTATCAACGCCCAGGTAATCTTCGGATGATGGAGTGGGCAGAATTGGATCTGGATGCAGCGCTTTGGAAGATCCCTAGCGCCAAGATGAAGCGTAGCGTGCAGGAAAAAGAAAATGGGGAACCGCATGTGGTGCCACTGCCAAAGCAAGCTGTGGCGATGCTGCGTGAATTGCTGCCGCTTAGTGGCCGTGGACGATATGTATTCCCTGGTCAACGTGACCACGACCGCCCAATGTCCGATAACTCTGTGCGTACAGCTCTGTACAGCCTGGGAGTTGGCGAAGAGCAAAGCTGGCATGGTTTTCGAGCGAGTGCCAGAACCATGTTGGTCGATCAGCTTGACCTTGATCCGCTGGCGATTGAGGCCAATCTGGCGCATGCCGTCAAGGATGCCAACGGACGTAGCTACAACCGGACGAAGTACTTGGCAAAGCGCTTCGATCAGGTTCAGCAGTGGGCTGATTACTTGGATCGCTTGCGCGAGGGTGCTGCCGTGATCGAGTTTCCACAAAAAAACAAAGTTATGTGAGACAAGCCAGCGAATAGGGCACTGGATTGTGTGTTATGAGTGGATGCTTTAGCAGCATGATTTTGCGCCCGCGACCGATCAATGTGTCGTACTACGCTTTTACGGCGACGCCTAAACCCCAGATCATGGAGCTGTTTGGGCGAACGGGCACGGACGGCACGCCCGTGCCCTTCCATGTGTATTCTGTGCGCCAAGCCATTGAAGAGAAGTTCATCTTGGACGTGCTGCGTGGCTACCCGTGCCCGGGGTCGGTGTTACCTCCAGTGAGCTTTTAGCTCCCCAGTTGCGTACCCCGGTACGCCGCGGAACGGATTCGCGCGCGCTTCTCGCTCAGGCCGGGGTGGATGAGTCAGTCATTGAGGCGATGTTTGCTGATGGCGTGGCAAGTGAGCCCTGAATCGCCCCGGGTCGGAGTGATTCAAAGCCACCTTTTGCTCTCCCACTGTACTGCACCATCTCGCAATCAAAGGTTGCGTGGTTGGGAGGCAACAGTAGAAGCTGAGGTGGTACCGGCGCTGACAGCCTACTGCCCCGGCCTGAAATGGTTATGTAGCCCGTGCACACTTCAATGAGGGATTGCCGGGTGACATAGCGAACCAGGTCGTCCAGTAGTTCTGCGTTCAGAATTTTCTTAGCGTATGCGGCTACGTATCGAGCCGCTCAATCCAGCAGGTGTCAGCTTCCTGTCCATGCACTTTTCGAGCGTCTCTGAATGTGGGGTTGTGTGGATGCAGCCCATATTTGATGAGGTCTTGTAGCATGGCCGTCCATCGGCGCATGCTTTGTCAAAACCCGTAAGCGCCTGCTGCATGCTTTTGACGGGACTCTGTGTGTACTGCTCCATCCAGGTCTGTGCGTTGTATGAGCCAAATCTACCGCGTAGGCCATTGTGACCACCGGAACTGATTCCGGGGCTCCATGAGGTATTGCCACTCAGTGCCAGCACGACGGAAACTTCAAGCTCGCAATTCTGGCTTTGCGGGTTCTCTTGCCGGCATCCGGCAAATGCCCCTTCGATGGCCGCGGCTGGTGTCTTGGCGCAAGCGCCACCCCAACGAGAACCGCCCGCGTTGCTAACTACAGCTCCCCAGGCCGGGCCAATGCACTCCCGGCCTGCCAAGAGTTGATAGGTGGCGGGGCGCAGATAACGGTCGTTTGCCCGAGCGGCTTGAACCCGAGCCACAGCCTCTTGTCCACTGGAGGCTGAAACCATAATGGGAGCGTCCTGTTCGAAGCCGCTCTCAACGACGAAATAGATGTTGCCGGGCTCCATGTCCGAAGGCCAAATGGGGCGCACGCTATCGTTGGCATTTGTCACTGGGCGCGCGGCCTTGCGGCCGCTCCCGTTGATATCCGGGGAGAGGGGATTCGCGCTGCTCGCCTGAGCTGACGGGCGTTCAGCGTCTTTCAACGGGTCGCAGTTTCTGCCCCGGGCTCGCTTGCATTCTGATGAAAGTTGGCGATACGAGTCGAGAAATTCTTTTTTGTGAGCCTCTGTGGCTTTTCCGCAGCCTCTGTTGGCGTATGCGTACAACTTCGCGGCACGCGCAGTGTTTACCTCAGGGGTATTCGGAAGGCTATTCATTCCCTCCAAATCTTTGGCCATGATTTCGCAGCCGTGAGGCGACGCATGAGAAATGTCATTTGAGGGGGATGCGTGAACTAGTAAGCCGGTCCAAAGCAATACTGCGATTGCAAGTAGGTAACAGACCCTCAT